ATGATAATATTTATCATTATGTTTAATAATAAATAATATGATGTAGTATTTATGTGTATTCTCAGTGAGTATCATTCTCAACCATTAATCAAAAAAATAATGGTCATGTAAATGATAATGATAATCAATACGTATGAATAGTAGAACATATGTTCTCTAAATAAACAAAAAAAAAGAGGGACGTTATACGTCCCCCATAAGACTATCTAAATAGTCCAGGTGAGCAGAATATTCCTCTAAAGTCCAATTATGGAAGCCTACAGGATTAAGCCATGCTATACGTTTTCTGAGTTTCGCCCATTTACGCCACTTGCCATTAACATAATAGCCCAATGCTATGGCTATCTCGTTAGGTACAGCAGGACAAAAATCATCGTTACGTCCACAATAGCCTAGCATAATCAAGGCTTGTATATAGTAGCCATTAGCCTTAGTTAAGTCCATAGCTCCAAACTCATCAAGTAAATCATACTTGAATTGTTTTAAAAACATGCGTTCCTGGCGTGTAGTTGGTACAGCTACATGACTGTAATATTCGCAACCATCATGCTTTTTGACAATAATTCTCATTTTTATCCACCCCTTATAATACACGCCACCACTCAAAGCCAGGTAATTGAGTATCATTTTCAATAAACCCAGATTGACGGATAAAGCAGGATTTACGCAACTCGTGCCAGTTTTCAGCAAGGTCTATAGACATGTCAGAGACCAGTTTTAAAGCGGTTTTACGCTCCATTCCTAGTTCCATTAAGTCTGCAACTGCACTGATTAATTGGCGTTGCTCCGCCTCTCTAATAGCAGTGATTAATTCTCGATTGATAAAGATTTTCATTGTTTTTCCTCCAATATACAAGAATTATACATAGTTTTTGTATAAAGTGCTCAAAAATCACGGAGTTATATCTGAAATTTCTGCAACTTTATACAGTTAGTACCCTCAATAGTACCGCCTAACCAATTGATTGTTGATTATTTAGACATTTTCTTTAAGAGTAGTTTCAATAAGGCTTGCTCATCGTCCGATAACACCTCTTTAGCCTTATTTAAGTCTACACCCTTTGCGGTTTCTTTCACTACAGATTCATAATTAAAGCCTGTTTTAAATAAGTAAACCTCGTTCCCTTTGGTGTCGGTGAACACCATTTTCTGATATTCTTTACCCTCTACTTTTTCGAGATTTTTAGCCTTTAAAACGCTATGGTTAGCGTTCCATTCTACAGGCAATTCTAATGTTAGAGTCATTGTTTTTTCATTCAATTTGAATGTATTAACGCCTGTTTTTACAGCTTTTTTAGTAGTGTTTTTAGTAGTTTCAATAGATTTTTTTGTTACGCTCATGATATATACCATATCAAGCCTGTTGGCTTGCCTTTCGTTAATTAAAGATTATTGAAAGGTTAAGCGGTACTATTGAAAGCACTAACTATCATATTCAATTTTCAAAGACCGAAGCACTCAACCACTAGCCGTGGTCGTTTGCCTTGACTACACTAAACCACATTACCTAAAACTATAGAAATCCTTGTATTTACTGGCTTTATAGCACTTTTTGTATGGTTATATTCTTTGCTATTGCTTTATTGCTATATTTCACTGTATTTATTAGCCTATTTCTGCGTATTGAGATTGATTATCATTCTCAGCCAATGGGTGGGGCTTCGCATACAGCGGGTCCCATATGTACGCCCCCCATATTAGAGACCCTTCTCCCAAAAATATAACCCCTATATAAGCTTTTACCTACGTCTCCCAAAAATATAACAGAGGGTGGGGGTTCATATAAAGGGTACCACTTATAATATATTGATATATGTAAAAAAATTTTTATAAAAAATAGAGTAGTCTTTTGGTTTATGGCATTGTTTGGAATAATACAGATAACAAATACGGAGATTGTAGGTTAATTTTATAAGGAAGGAGTGGTTAATATATCTAATGAAGTAGATGCTAAGATAGCAGAAGCCTTTAGACGTGGGAAAGAGAACCTAGTTACATTCCATAGGTTATTTTTACCAATAGAGGATGAAGTACAGCCTGCTTGGTTCCACTATATGTGGAGTGATATACTCTTAAATGGGGATAAACACTTTGCCATTGAGGGGTTCCGTGAATCAGCAAAGAGCTCATATGTATTACGTGCGTTTCCTTTATATCGTTTAACATACCCAACTAAGAAGGCAAATTATATTGTCTTTATTATGGCGAACCAGACCAAAGCTAGTAAGCAATTAAAAGAAATTGCTGATACTTACGTATCAAATGAATTTTTAAGTCTAAACCTTGTCAAGGTTAAACAACAATCAGATAAGGCATTTGAATGCGTTGTAACTGATGAAAAGGGTGAAGAAATACGTATTCGTATGGAAGCCTATGGTAAAGGTTCCTCTATCCGTGGTTTGTTATGGGGGGATAAACGCCCTGATATTATTATCATAGATGACCCTCAAGACGTAGAAGATAGTCTTTCTGATACTATCCAAACAAATGACTATGATTGGTTCTTATCTGACGCTTATTTCTTAGGTAAGAAAACTCGTATCTTCATGATTGGGAATAACCTCGGTGAGAAATGCTTGATTGAACAGGTGATTAATAATAAAGATTTACTAAAGTTTAATGCATTGCGTATCCCTGTTATGAATGAGCAAGGCGAATCCAACTGGGCAGAAAGATTCCCAGTATCTGAAATACTTGAAGAAAAAGAAGCTTGGAGAGCATTAGGTAAACTTGACATTTGGGAAAGGGAGAAAATGTGTATTGCTATTTCCCCAGAACGCCAAATGTTTAAAAAAGAATACTTTATGTATTATGCTCCTAATGAGCTCAAACTTGAAGATTGCTCTATTTATACTACAGTCGATTTGGCTATTTCAGAAAAGGAAAGTGCCGACTATACTGTAATCTGTACAGTAGCAGTTAATCCAGATAACAAATGGTTTATCTTAGATATTGATTTTGATAGGTATGACCCTTCCCAAACTATTGACGGTATCTTCCGTGCCGTACAAAAGTATAAGCCTATATATGTAGGTGTAGAAAAAGTTGCTTATCAAGCATCTGTTAAACATTACCTAGAGAAAGAAATGCCTAAACGTAATATTTGGTTTACTGTAAAGGACTTAGAAGCTTCTAGTCGGAAGGAATTACGTATCGCTACTCTCCAACCACGGTTTAAAACTGGCAATGTTTGGTTCCCTATGGGAGCCAAATTCCTTACGGAATTAGAGAGTGAACTACAATCTTTCCCTAAAGGTTTACATGACGACTTAATCGACGCCTTAGCTTATATTTCTCAAATTGCCTTACCGCCTGTAGGTAATTTTAATTCAGTCAGCACTGCTGACATCCCATTAGGAGGTGCTATGTAATGAAATTATTACATGACAACGTATTAGTTATCCCTGAAGTAAAAGAAGAAACTACTGAAAGTGGTATTATTCTTGGCTCTGCCCCAAAAGCACAGCATATTGGTAAAGTATATGCTAGTGGAGAAGGTAAATTTGAATCTGGTAAATGGATTCATAATGAAGTAACTGAAGGTGATACTGTCCAATTCGGACCATATACTGAAGAAATTGTCATTGAGGGTAATAAATATCTCCTAATGAAACATTCTAATATTATATGTATTCTATAAGGAGGTTAAATGGATAGCGAGTCTGTATTACAGGACTTAAATAAAACGGTAGTGCGATATGTCCAAAACGATATTAAACGTGCTGAAGCCTATAGTGCTAGTGTTATCGAACCAGTGGTTAAAGAGCGTTATGAAATCTATTACGCTGACAAAGAATATTACCGTAATAAGTTCCCTATTTTATCTAAAACTTCTGACCTCGTATCCACAGATGTTGCCGATACCATTGAATGGGCTTTACCTTCTCTTATGAAGGTATTTACTGGCTCTGATGAGGTTATTACCATAGCTGGTGTAACCGAAGAAGATGATACTAAAGCTGAAACCATGCAAGAATTGTTGGTATATCAACTTCAACGGCAGAATAAGTTTTTCCCTATCCTATATAACTGGATTAAGGATTCACTTATTACTGGTTTAGGTATTATCAAATGTTATTGGGAACGTACCGAAGGATACACTACAGAACAAACAAAACTAAATAACGAGGCATTACAAGCATTAATTCAAACTGGCGTTGAGATTACCGACCTTCAAGGTCCTGATATATATGGTGACTTCTTAGTTACATATCAATCACCGTATTATGTCAAAAACGCACCTAAAATTGAGAATATTTTAATTAGCGAATTTATCTATTCTCCAGATGCCAAGAGCTTGGAAGACGCAAACTTCGTTGCTCACAAACGCAAAGTAACTATGAGTTACTTACGTGAACGTGAAGCACAGGGCGTATATGCTAATATTGATGATATCAAAGTCGATGCATACAAAAGCAACCTATATGACCCTATTGAAGAAGTCGTTGGTGATAATTACAATGATATTACATACGAAGAGCAACAAGCTCGACAAGAAGTAATCATATATGAGTGCTATACCAAGATTGATGTTAATGGCGATGGTATCTTGGAAGATATGATTATCACTATTTGCGGTGATACAATCATCCGTATGGAGCAAAACTATATGGGCAGACACCCATTCTTTGCTATTTCACCTACTAAAGACCCTCATCGTATTTGGGTTAAACGCTCATACGCAGAGTTAATTGGAGAATTACAGGATTTAAAAGTAGCTTTAACACGCCAAATCATGCAAAATGTGGCGTTAACTAATGACCCTAAGATGTTATTGGATGAAACCGCTATTAATATTGACGATTTCGTTCAAGGACGTAAAGTTATTCGTATGAAAGCTGGTCATTCTCTTAATGAAGTGGCTATGCCAATGCCAGTTAGCCCATTATCACCTCAAACATTCACGTTTTTAGAGTGGTTAGAAAGTCAAAAAGAAAACCGCACTGGTATTACACGCTACAATCAAGGTCTAGACGCTAATAGCCTTAATAAAACAGCTACTGGTATTAGTGCAATCCTAGGACAAAGCTCTCAACGGCTTGAATTAGTCGCACGTATGTTCGCCGAAACAGGTTTATATGAATTATTCCGATTTATGGTTAGCTTAAATCAGAAATTTATTGACCAAGCTACTGTAATTCGCTTAACTAATAAGGAAATGCGTATTACACCAGAAGATTTGGATGGTAGCTTTGACTTAATTGTTAATGCTGGTATCAGTATTGCTACTAAAGAATCTACAATTATGGCTACACAAACATTACTTACTGCTATTATGCAAGCTAATGCTGGTGGCTATATGATTTCAACTCCAGAAAACATCTATAATTTGTTTAAAAAATGGATTGAAAGCATTGGATTTAAAAACTACGGTGATTATATTACTGACCCTGCGATTACTCAACAACGTATGTTAATGGAAATGCAGTTGAAACAGCAAGTATTGTCTCAATTACCTCCTGATGCACTACAGTATTACGCACAATTTGGTATTTTACCACCAGAATATTTGAATATGTTACCACCTCAATTACAGGTATTATTCCAAGGAGCAGGAAATGAACCAGGAACAAATGAACAACAAAATGCTGGAAGTCAGTTTGGGGGAGCAGGCTTCGGCGGTGCTAACCTTTCTGGAGGATTGGCTGGCGGTTTATCACGAATGGATAATCAACAACCTCAAAACGTGCAACGAGGACCGTCTCAGGGACCTTCGGAACCTCCTAGTGGTATCGGAGGATTTTAAAAGTTTTCTAGAGCAACACGTAGTTAGTGGCAAATTATCAAGTGCCGAACTAAAAGAAGCTCTTGAAAAGGAAAATTATTTTAAACAGCGTGGGTATTACCCAGAATAGGAGATTGAATGAACATCAAATTCGCAAATTGGAACGGTAACGCTCCATCACCTATCGCTATGGAACTTGCTAAAAAGGCTGGGGTTCAAGAAGCCCCTGTCAATTACCAAGACTACATGGCTAGCCAAGAGCCTATTAACAAAGCAAAGGCTCGTATGGAGGCTCATACAGAGTATCAAATGCCAGACAAAGGTAAATTTGCACCTAGCCAAGATTATACCTCTGTAAGTATGTCACCTAAATTTGAAACGAATGAGCAAGCGAAAGCACGTGCAGATGAAGCAGATACTCGTGCATACCAGCAATCACATCCTGGTTTAAGCTCAGACTTTGCTTCTAAAATTGCTGAAATCTTGCGACAAGGCAAAGCTATGGAGCAATCTTACCGAGATAGTGCCAATGGCACATTCACACCTAAAACAATGGGACAAATTGCACAAGAACGCATGGCTAATATTCCAGCAGACCAAAAATGGCGTCGTCAAAATCCTTTTGCCGAAGGTATGGGCTATCAATGGGCTGATGACGCTAAAATGAAAGCCGCAGGCTGGGGAGATGATGACATTGCTTCTATGAAAGCACGTACAGAGTTTGAACCACAAGAGGTCTTAAATTTGGTAGACCAAGGAATAATTAGAGCACCTTATGCGGAGTATTTGAAAGAACAGGAGCGTTTACGCCAAGAAGCACTAGCTAAGGCGGCTCAAGAAGCATATGACTATAGTGAGCCAACTTACTATGAAACACCATCTTCTAGTGTATCTGCACCTGCTCCAGCACCACAACCATCATATGGTGTGGGTTTTGACCAATTAGACAGCGACAGTATGGCAGATTTCAAAAAAGGTAATCAAGCTGGCTGGAACTGGACTCCAGGTCGAAATAATTTCTATTAATTAACATTCACCAACCCTAAGGGGAGTGAGGAGGAAAACACATGGACGAATTGAAATTCAAATTTGATTTGCAGACATTTGCTGACGGTGATGCAGGTGATGCAACAGATGCTGGTTTGGAGCAACCTGTAACGGACTCCAATGCCGAAGACGATATCCCAGATTTTGGTATTGATGAAGACGGCAACCCAGTATTCTTTAATGAAGGTGCGTTTGGCTCTGATGGCAATGCAGAAGGCGACGAGAACCCTGATGGTGAAGCTGACCAACCAGGACAATCTGAAGAACCAGAAACTTTTGTTGTTAAAGTAAACGGACAGGAACAAGAGGTAACGCTCGACGAATTACTACACGGATACATGCGTAACCAAGATTATACTCGTAAGACTCAGGCACTAGCCGAAGAACGTCGTAGCTTACAGTATAACCAAGCACCGCAAGTACAACCACAACAAGTAAATCCACAAAATACACCTAATGTTCCAGAACAACCACAAATTACTCAACGTGATTATTACACTCAACTTGATGCATACGCTAGAAAAGAAGTTCAAAATGCATTAGGCGAGGAATACGATGAGTATAACCCACTACATCAAGCGGCATACGCAGACAGTATTGCTAATGTTAAAGCAGAAATCTTCTCTGCTCGCCAAGCTGAAGCAGAACGGGCTCGTGTGGTTGATAATTTCAATCAAACTATGAGTAAGTATTTCCAAGACCCTCACTTCCAAGAGATTAACCACTTGGCGTTGGAAAAACTAAATAACTTACCATATGCACAAGCAGTGCAAATTAAACAAGCTATGGACAACTTCGATACGCAAACTGTTGATGCGTATATGAGTGCTGTCCGTAATGAATATTATGGTGCTAATAATGTGCCAACAATTCAACGTAAAAATGCGGCAGTGCCACAGAAACCTGTTGTGAAACCACCTTTCGTAGAAAGTGCTGGTGCTTCAACTCAAGTACCAGGTAATCCTACGGCTCAAATTGATTATTCTAAATTAAGTCGCTTATCTAACGATGAACAGGCACAGCTCATAGCACAATTAGGTTACTTTTCTAAATAGGAGGAACTATTTAATTGGCTAAGGAAATGGCTGTAAAGTCTTATAACGTGGTTGGTAAGGTTGAAGATATGAATGACTTCATCACGAATATCGACCCTGACCAAACACTTTTAACTTCTCGTTTCGGTAAACTTACCGTAACAAGTACAGAGCACGCATGGTTATGCGATAGCTTACGCCCTGCGATGGATAACGCTACACTTGAAGTACATGACTTCAATACTCGTCAAGCTACTCCACGTAGACGTGAATCTAACTTCACTCAACAATTCGAACACGGTTACACAGTATCTGATATCACTCAAGCTATCAAGAAATACGGTGTACGTGATGAAAAATCTTATCAAATGTTGAAAGCTTCTAAAGAAATTGGTCGTGACTTAGAGTATGCGATTGTTTCTAATAAAGTAAAAACTCCATTTGATGAAGTTACACCTGGTCGCTTTGGTGGTATCCCTTACTTCTTGGACAACTTCTCTGAAGTAACTGTGGACGCACAAGGTGTCGTAACACTTAACTCTCACCGTTTTGTGACTGGTGATAAAGTTATTGTTCGTGGTAAAGGTACTAATGCACTTGATGCTAAATTCTCCCCGAACACTCAATATTTCGTTAAACCTAAAGATGCTAATACATTTACATTGCATTTGACAGCAGAAGATTCTGCGGCAACTCCTGGTACTCCAGTAAAACCATCCGCCGCTGTTACTTCTGGTAAAATGGAATTGACATACTGCAATGCTATTGATGCTGGTAAACTTGCTTCTCAAGGCGAGTTCACTATGGAAGCATTGAATGATGCTATGCAAGCAGTATGGGGTCGTGGCGGTAACATTGATATTGCCGTTATGTCTGGTAAAAACAAACGTAAAGCATCTACATTCACAGCTAACTCTCAACGTAACGTAGCTATGGAAGCTAAGAAATTAACTCAAGTAGTTGACGTTATTGAAACTGACTTCGGCGTTGTTGAGTTAGTAGCTCATCGTATGTACGAAAACGATGTTGTTGATTTGCTTGAATTGCAATACTGGAAACTTGGTTACCTTATCCCATTCCATAACGAAGATTTGGAACGTAAAGGTACTTACAAAGAATCCGTAATCACAGGTACAGCTACTCTCGAATGTACTGCACCGATTGCCAACGCTCGTTTGTACGGCATTACAAAATAAACCATTTGGGGGTAGTTAATTCTACCCCCTTATTTTTGTTTCTAAAGGTAGGTATTCATGTTAATTAGTTCACAAGTTACAGTAGATAAAGATACTTGGTCAATCCAGCATACGTTTGACGAAACAGAAGTATTAGAGCAAGCCAGAGAAGAACGTAATAGTGGGCTTGAAGGTGATATGGGTGGTGGGCAAGCTAAAGTTATTGCTCGTATACCTAGACACCGATTCTTCAGCGACTTCGAATTAATCATGGCTCAAAAATGCCAAGGTATTGATAAGAAAGAATATGAAATGTGGATACGTAAATGGATTATGAAAAATCCAGAGTTCCGTACTACCACAGGAAATACTAAGAGGTATTTATGATTGAAGTAAGAGATGTTGTCACATCTGTCCTTTATGGACTTGGTGAAAACGCTACTCGTAAGCATAGTGACCCAGAAATCATTGATTCTCTTAATGTAGTATTAAGATACGTAAACCTCGCACTCATCAATACAAAATCTTACTGGATTGCAAAAGAAATTAAGCTTAAACCTAAAAACGGTAAGGCTAAACTACCAGAAGATTTTGGTGGCTTTAAAGAGTTTGAAGCATACGATGGTAAATATAAATTTACTAAAGATGCTATCAAAGTTGATAAAGACGTTGTCATGACGTATTTATATATTATAGACCCCATTGAAACTATAGAGGATGAGATTGATTTACCATATGTTCTATTCGACATGTTTACTCGATACTCTATTGGCTTACTTAATGGTAATTTTGGGTCAGATACTGTGGCAGGTTTAATCTCTGCCGAAATTCAAAAATTAGTGGCTAATGAGTCTAGCGGTCCTATCGACAGACCTATGCCATTCTTTGTATAGGAGGTATAATGACAGCTAACGATTTGTTAATTCTAGTGCGTCAGCGTTTAGGTGATATGCAAAAACTATCATTGTCTGATGAAGAATTAATTATGAGTTTAAACGTGGCTATCGACCGACTTAGCGATGAGTTATCACAGGATAACAACCCAGAACTTGTAAAAGAATTGACATTAATAGGTAATAATAAAACTGCACGACCAGATGACTTTATTTCCTTATGTGGTCAATTCCCTGTAGTATTTATTCAAGATACTGACGGTATCAAAGTTAAACACATGGACCCAAACTATACAGGTTCTATGATTATCCGCTATTTCGCTAGTAGACCTCACGTTACAACTTTATCTGATAAGATACCATTTGACAAGATTCTACAACAACGTCAATTAGTAACTTATACAGTATATGATATTAAGTCTATCACAGGGGAGGTAAAAGAAAATGACGGTTCAGGAGCTAATGGATAAGGCGGCTCTACGAGACCGTTTAAGTGACAACCTTCAAAGTGGTTACGAAGATAAAGAGTTAATTGCTTATATGAATGACGCCATTAACTTTATGTGGCACGTCCTTATCCAAAAAGGATACTATGAGGTGATTGCAGATATTGAATTTACTCAAGAAAACAATAATTTGCCAACTGATTGGTATAGGGCTACAAATCAAGCTCCTGTACTTATTAAGCCACCTAAAGCAATCGTTTACGGTAAAATCCCGTTAAAGGTTAGGTATTATAAAAGACCGCCACAACTATCTCAAAAAACAGATGAGTTGCCATTTACTAATAATGCTTTCAATAACCTTATTGGGCAGTTAGTTATTATACTAGCGATGTCGAATCATGGGTTTAATATGGATGTAGAGCAAGATATGCTAGAAGCTATTGTTGGTTTATTGTAGGAGGTAATATGGCAGAAAATGCTACTAATAATTTACCGTCAACCATACAGGGCGATGGTAGTAAATTTATCTCCTTATTAAAAAAATACCTAAAAGATATAGCATCTGAACTTAATGAGCAAATTCAAAAGGTAGAGCGTATCTTTAATGCTACGGCAGATAATCCAGATACGTTCCCTGAGCAAGTGTATGGTGTCACTATTGAAGAAAAAAATGAACAGGGAAGTATCTCTTTATTAGTAAAGTGGAACTCTGACCGCATCAAACAGTATGCAGGTGTTGGTATTGACGTAAAAGTTGGAGATTTTTCAACTACAACTGAACAGTTTGAAAAAATAGAATGGACACGCCATTATGACACTACTAAAACCAACTCATATATGATACAAAGTCTTGCTGTAGGTAAGAAATATCTTATCCGCATCAGGGCTCGAAATATTGTTAACGCTATCTCAGAAGAGAAAACGGCCCCAACAAAAACACACTATATCTCTGAAACTAACCATACTCCTAATGGAGCGTATCAGTTTACAGTAGTCTTCGATAAGCGTGGTGCTTATTGGTCTTGGAAACAATATGACCAAAATGACTATGAATGGTCCGAATTACGTTTAGATACTAACGTAGGTAGTTTACAGAATAGACTGGAAATTACTACAGGGTTATCTTCTACTGCTATTCCAACAGCACGTAGTGGTACAGCATACTTGTATAATAAGGGTATCGGTAACTCCTGGTCAGTTCCAGCAACATTGCAGTATAATAAACCAGTACCTCATGCACCACGTAATATAATCATTGAAAAATTCTATGAAGGTCTAAAGGTTACTTTTGATAGTATTCCAGAAGATTGTAATGGGGCTACTATTTACGTTAATAATGAGCCATATCAAGTAACATCGAATGTATTCACATTCAACTGTTCAACAGGTTTATATAAAATCAAGATTTGTTATACCGACATATTTGGCGAAGGCGAAATGTCAGCAGAAGTATCTGAGTCTACAGTAGAGAAAATACCATCTGATGCCATTCATATTACTAAAAAGACTGTATTTGATGATGGTGTAATTGTTGCTAAATATATTGGAGATAAAGCAGTAGTAGGAACTAAAATCCAAGATGGGGCTATTAGTACTGATAAGATTGCCGCCAATGCGATTACAGGTAATAAAATTGCTGGTAATGCTATAACAGGCGATAAAATTAAAGCTGGAGAAATCCAATCTCAGCATATTAAAACAAATTCTATCACAGGTGATAAAATCACTACCAACACATTAGATGGTAGAGCCATCAAAACTGGAACATTGACTGGTGACAGAATTGCCGCTAATACAATATCTGGTGATAATATTAAAGCTAGAAGTATCACAGGTGATAATATTGAAAGTAAGACTATTACATCAGATAAGCTCGTAGTTAATGAACTTGCAGCTATCAGCGGTAAACTTGGCAAGGTAGAGTCTGGTGAAGTCGTGGCTAGTAGCATACACAGTGCCGATAATTCATTTAATATTGATAAAAGTGGTAATATTAGAGGTGCTAATTTAACTGGGGTTACTATTAGTGGTTCTCGTATTGATGCTGAAAGCATTTATCAAGCAGGGTTCCATATGAGAAATGTAGATATTATTGTTCGTGATTATAATCATGGAGATACTATTTATCTTCCACAAGGATATTCATGGGAAAACTGCGTTGCTATTCCGCAAGGTGTCATAGACTATATAACCCCCGAAAAGGCACCATCGTGGTGGGGGAAACATGTGTTTAATGCACTTCCATTAGGCAATCCAATCACATACGGTATAACGCTAGACCATGTTGCATATGCATATAGTGACCACTATGACCAGAGTGATAGGAATTATGGTTGGAAACGTACCGTTTATCGGTTACGTGTTATTTTAATTTTATTTCAAAAATAGGAGGCTATTATGGCTGAGACACAAAACTTACACATTACTTTTGGACAATTACCAGAAGGTTTCCGTGGTCCACAAGGTCCTATCGGTCCTATCGGTCCTGCTGGTCCGCAAGGTCCTCAGGGTCCTAAAGGGGATAGTATTGACAATACTAAATATCCTAGCGTAGCACACTATTTGAAACGCCAAAACGTATACGCTACAGAGGATTTGGAAAGCATTTTGCATGCTATTATTGACAACCTAGGTAAACCGATGCCACGTATTCCATCTACGTTCTCTTTCAACCAACCAAGTGCTGGTGATACAAGCGTATACATCTATGGTGAGTCTCACTTCTTCGTAATGCTCAGTGGTCAAGAAAATACTAAGACAGAAATTATTGGTGGTGCTGCTTCTTTAGCATTACCAGAACCATTTGGTACTGAAACTCTAGTTATTGACTATCTTGATATGACTGGTTCTCGTGTAGAAACATATCGTATCACTCCTGATATTAATGTAACTACTGTAGCTGAAGCATACCAATACTATAATATCTATGGTGTTGAAACTTTAGATTTACCAAAAGTAACTACTGTAGAGGAAAATGCTATTACTTTCTCTGGTTATAAAACAATTAACTTACCAGAATGTACTTCTTGGATTAAAGGACCACTTAATTTATCTAGCTTAGAGCATGTTAATGCCCCTAAATTAGCATTAACAAAAGAAATGCGTTGGGATATGAACTCATTACCTCAAGGTGGTTGTGAATTTATTCTTAGCGAGGCAAGTGACCCAGAGGCACTAGCTACTGGTTTAGTGCCTTGGACTACAGTATATAATTCTGATAAGTCTAAAAAATTAAACTTTAATTCTAAAACTTGGGTTAATGTATAAGGAGTAATATATGGCAAAAGGAAAATTTATTACACCTCAAATGGATATTAATATCAATAAGGGGGATGATACATTTTTCCAAGTCAATATTACAGCAGAAGATGGGCGACCAGTAGATATTACTGGTTGCCTATTCAAATGCAAAGTAAAAGAGTCAGCAACATCGACAGATACTATTTTTGAAGGCAAAACAAAAATTGTAGATGCAATTAAAGGTATTGTTGAGGTACATTTTGTCAATGCAGATGGCTCTAAACTGAATATTGACGGAGAAAACTTTTCTGAATTAACTCAATATACATATGATATTATTATGAAAGATAAAAACGGTTATATCACACGTATTGCTAATGGATATGTCTTTGTTAGTCCTAGTGTAACATGGGAGGAAGGTATTTAATGGTCGAAAAATTTTTACCACCACCTCCTGTGCAACCATACGATGCAAGTACTGGGGCTTTCGTATATGGTTTACTATACCACAACACTCCATTAAGTGCTGTTGATGATATTATGGTAGTCATTATGGCTACCTGTTTTTTGCTATTTATAGATATTACCCTACGCTTTATTATTGAAATTATCGAATTTAATAAAGCTAGAAAGAAACCGAATACAATACGGTATGTTATTACCGCATTATGGTTCGGATGGGGTTCTTTAGAATTACCTAACGGTAAACGAAAAAGATTCTTAATTAGTAAAAAATTTAGAATGTCCTTATTTAATAAAGTGGCATTTACATACCCTATATTCTTTACATTGGCGGCGGCATCTTGGTCATTACCAGATGTTTCAATATATGGATTCCGTGTTGATTATATGTTATCAGTGTTATTTATGCTGATACCGTTTGTATCTGAAGTATGCTCTATTGTTGAAAAACTTAACCAAATAGACGCAACAGCTTTTGTATGGTATCCTTCCCTAGTAAATTTTTTAAAATTTATAAAGGAGTTTATAAGACCATGAAACATATTCTTCAAATGCTTTTATACGAAAACGGTGGGTTAAGCCTTACACGTGTAATCGCATTAACATTTGTCTTGCTATTTGTTTTTGTCACTATATTTTTGGTATATTTTGATATGACATGGGGACATTTCGAAACATTAGCCGCAATGGCTACTGGTGGTGGACCAGCTACTCAAATTGCTAATAAATTAATTAATTCTAAATATAACTCAGAATTAGGAAGTTATAAACAGAGAGAAGGTGCTGAATAATGGATGTAACAATACCAAATAAAATGAAAGCAACTATCACAACTGTAAAAACTAATGCCACAATTATCCAAGGTCTAAAAGGCGACACTGGTCCTAAAGGAGACGCTGGAGAAACTCCTAATTTATCATTTAATTTAGATAATAATGGAAATCTAAGCGTCGATGTCGCATATATTCAAAGCCCACCAACCAATCAATCTAGTCAATTAGGTAATATTAAAGGTCCTAAAGGTGATATTGGTCCGCAAGGTCCTACAGGGTTGACTGGTCAGCAAGGTCCTACAGGGTTAACTGGTCCTATTGGTCCTATTGGTCCTATCGGTCCTCAAGGTTTACAAGGTCCACGTGGTGAAATTGGTCCTATTGGTCCTATTGGTCCTATCGGTCCGCAAGGTTTACCAGGTGAAAGAGGACCTAAAGGTGATACTGGTCCTAAGGGAGATAATGGTATCACACCTACTATTGAGTTTAAATTAACTAATGGTAATCTATCCACTTCGATTACTACTAATGGTAATACCCAAGTCAAAAACCTTGGCAATATTCAAGGACCTAAAGGTGACCAAGGTTTACAAGGTGAACGTGGCTTACCAGGACCACAAGGTCCACAAGGCATCCAAGGGAATCAAGGATTAACTGGACCAAAAGGTGACCCTGGACCAAAAGGTGACCCTGGACCTATGATAGACACTAATACACTACAAACTCAAATAACAACTAATTTAGAAACATCTCTCAGACCTATTTTAGATGGTCTTAATCGTATTAACGAGGAGTTACAAAAATGATAATCGACCAAATCACAGAAAAACTAAACTCCATTGGCAATAGTCTTTTACGGCTCAAAAAAGACAATAAATCTATGAGTTATATTATATCACAATTGAAGTCTATGCTTAAACAAAAAGGTTCGACAGAAGACGACGTAAAAGATGGTAACTTATTGAACACATTGGCTACAAAATTAAATCAAGCGAGTGAAGGTAATCCAGATGAGATTATAAAAAAATATCTTAATTTTGAACTAGCAGTGGATTTTACCATACCAAGTGATGGTAATATTCCCGATAATTATTTGACAAGAGCATCTATTAAAACATTGAAGTACGATGGAACTCAATTACCTTGGGTTGGTTTAGCGAGCTATGCCTCGGTTGATACAGTAGATATGCCAAATTTAGTAACTATGCGTGCACGTTTATTAGAAGGAGGAAAGTGTAAAACACTAAAACTACCTAATCTTAAATTATGTAGGGGTTTATTCCCATTTTCAAAAGAAGCACCAGAAACGATTTATTTGCCTAATTTAGACACAATGGAATATAATGGACTATATTATAATCAATCAACCAAATTTGTTATATTACCAAAAATTAAAACATTATATGAAGATGCATTTCTGGCAATGGATATGGTCGAATTAATTTATTTGGGTGGAAATCTACCAAAGGCTATAGGCACTCGCATCCAGAAAAGAAACAACACTATAGCTCTACCAGTATATGTAGTAATAACAAATTCCACACCACCACCATTATATGATGCAAACAATATTATGAGCCATAATCAAAGCGACAATAGAAAGACATATTTTGTGGTTCCAGATAATGTAAAAGAAACATACAAAACAGCTCCAGATTGGAAATTAATTCCAAATTATATTATAGGACACTCCGAATTACCAGACAAATATAATGATATACTTAAACAGTATAATTTGGGGGTGAAATAATTGGCAAAGAAAGTCGGTAAAACACAAAAAATACAAACAGTAACACTCGTTGATTTAACTGGTGGTATGAATGTTGCTAAGTCTCCAGAGTTCCTAAAAGAAAATGAGTGCGTCAATTTAGAAAACTTTGAGTTTGATGTCGAAGGTGATAAACTACGTACTCGTAGAGGTTTAGGAGACCCATTATACACTTTTGATTCTGCTATTACTTATATATATAATGATTATGAAATGAATGATTTCTTTGTTTTCTTAAAAAATAAAAAAATCTATAGATATGAATTTGGTAAGACTCCACAATACATTGGCAATATCAACGGAGTAGCTGAAAGACCTACGTGTGCTAAATTCGGTGGTAACTTACTTATAGCAAGTGGCTCTAAATTACAAAAATACAACTATCAATCATTGACTGAAATCTCTCAATCTCCAGATGCAGACATTGTATTTGTTAGGTCAGGACGTGTTGTTATTTCAAAATCTGGTCAAGACTTACTAATATATTCCGCCATTGGTAACGATGAAGACTGGCACGAAAACTCAAATGACGATTCCGCACGTAAGGACGTAAACGTTGGTTATAAAGATGGTGGGGATATTGTTGGCGTAGCAGAACTCGCTACAGACCTATTAGTATTTAAAACTAATGGTCTAATATATACAGTACAAAATGAACCTAGCGACTGGAATATTATGCTACTAGGAAGTAAGTCAGACTTTATATCACGGCACGCATGCACCAACTTAGGGAAAGATGTTGTATTTATGTCTACAACAGGGTTAAAAAGCTATGCCACTTCAATGTCATATGCTAATTTTGAGCCAAAAGATATTGGGGAAAAGTGCAATCCGCATATTAAACGACGCCTTGACAGTCCTGTAATTTCTGACCTACGTCGGACTAAACAATTAATAGTAAGCGGAGATAGTAGAAATACGGTATATGTATATCATTATGGGCTAAAAGCGTTCACAAAGTGGACATTTCAGCATAACATCACATCAATCTGTGAAAATAGATACCATACTTTAGTGTCAATGAATGAGTCTGATGCTGTTGGCAAAATCTATGAACTGTCCTGGAATAATAAGACTGACAATGGTCAGGCTATACATCAGGAAATTCTCAGTGGAGAAATTAGAGATACTCATGACATGAATGTGTACCGTACATATATTGATGTCTTATCTGACGTGTCTGGTACAGCAGATATTTCTGTTAATAAAATAACTATGCATCATACATGGGAACCTAGCGATGAAACCAAAGAATTTAAAACGCAGATACGTTCCGATAAATTGCAATTCAAATTTGAAACAGATACGAATATAGTATTCAAGTTTGTTTCTTTCGATATTGTAATGGAGCGTGAAGCTATGGTTGCACAAAACTCTGCTGGCTCTAGCCGTAGAGGTAGCGGATTTGGTGCTAAAAAGAAATCATCTTCATCACATGATGATTTTCTAAAAGGAATGAACTCTTCTGGTGGTAGCCCATACGGCTCGTAGGAGGTTATATGGCAACTGATGAAGATATTATCAAGTGGATAAAAAAATACAACAAGAAGATGGGTAATTTCTGGGACGATTGGGACCCAGAATGGTATCCTTTTATTCATATATTTGAGGACGGCTCTTTCTTTACATACGGCGTATGTGGCGAATATTTAGAGTGCGGTCCTGTGAGCATAAATTTTAATAAGGCTTTTCCTACAATGGAAGCCTATGCAAAAAGACTAGGGCTAAAAGGGGTATCTACTATTACCCCTCATAACCCAAAAGCTTATGCCAGATTAACAAAAAGCACACTTAAAGAGAAAAAATTCTTAGGTGGACAATGGCAATATTACTTCGTAAGGGAGGTTAATTAATGGGTAAAAAAGGCGGTTCTAGCTATCATGAACGCCCTCTATCCGAAGAGGAAAAGCAACTTCTAAGACAGCAACAAATATACCTAGCGTCAATACAGCCTAGCATTGATAAGTTAGTATCACGTGGTACACAGCTCTTAGATAACGTAGTAAACCCAGATTGGCAATCAATCTATGATAGAACAGTTAATGACCTAGATGGAATACGGAAAGAACAGTCAGAATTAGCAACTGGTAAATTACCTCAAGCATATGCTAATGCTAAGACAGACTACTTTAATCGTATATACGAAAATACAATGGGTCAGCAATTATCAGCTATGGCTAAGAAAGGTATCGTAGATAGTTCACGATTCAATACAGCAACTAACGACATGCAGAAGAACATGGCGGCACAGATGTCTAAAGATTATACTGACGACATTAAAACACAAAGTGGTTTGCTTGACCAGAAATATCAATTTGCACAGAACCCTATGGAGTTGGCACATAAGGCTAATAAATATTCCTTTGGCAATCCTGAGCAATATTTACAACTTGCTCAAGGTCAAAATAGGTCTAATACAGAAGCTATTCAATCTACTGGTCAACTTAATAATGGTCGTGGCTATGTAACTCAAAAAGGCTCTGGTTTCTTCGGTGGTTTAATGTCTGGTATCGGTTCATACTTAGCTTGTTTCCCAGAAGATGTGACCATCGAAACTGATTATGGATATATCCCTATCAATGAAGTTCAAGTTGATGATATTGTAGTATCTAAAGATGGCATCGAGAAGGTATTAGAAGTTGTGAACTGTGGTGAACATGAAACCATGGTGGTAATGACAGATAATCACCAAGTTGAAACTACACATACTCAAACAGTCTGGACACGTGAAGGTCTTAAAGCAATCGACGAATTAGACGTTGGTATGGAAATATTAACAGATAGTGGGTTTGAACATATCACAGGCTTTACAGGCGGTCGAATCGTACCTGTATATGAATTAGTATGTACAGGCTCTAATTTATTCTATGCGAATGGTATCGTAGTAGAAGGTTTTAACGAGGAGGAATTAAATGTTCTACATTCCGTATGACCCAAAATCAGACCCATGGTACCAATTTGGTAATGCGGTTGCTGGCGGATTGGGTATGTTAGCTGATAATAGAATGGCTCGTGGAGAAGCTAAAAACTTTAATAGCGAACTCGCATCAGACCAAGCTGGTAAAATGCAAGGCTTATTTAACCAAGTACATTCAATGAGCTCTATCGGTAAAGATGATTCCAAAGCCTGGAATGAAGCTACTGCTAAATTAGGTTCAATGGGTTACAACGGACCAGCAATTACAAGAGATAATCTATCTCAAATTCAAGACGGCCTGTTGAAACAACAAGAATACTGGGGCAATTTTGATAGATTCAATCAAGATAAAAAATTCCACGATAGTGACTACCAAGATTATAATAAATATAAATTGGGTATGCCAGGACTTTTAGGTTAGGGGGGATATAATGGACTGGTCACAATACGGTGATGTATCACCTAATGTACAGGATGCTATTATACAAGCCTCTAATGCGACTGGTATAAGTCTACCTCTACTTGCTAGAATAGCAAATCAAGAAAGTGGGTTTAACCCATCAGCACAAAGTGAAGCAGGTGCTACTGGCTTATTCCAAACTATGCCTGATACCGCAAGAGAATTAGGTATAGAAGATATGACAAACCCATATCAAAGTGCTATGGGCGGAGCTAAATACATCGCTCAACAATTACAAAGATATGGTGGTAATCTTAATAAGGCTTTAGCCGCTTATAATGCTGGTCCTGGTAATGTAGATTCTTGGATTAGTAATGGATGGGATGGCTCACCAGATTCCATTCCTATTGATGAAACACGTAACTACGTAAAAAGCATCGGTGGTGGATTAGATAATTCTATCCAAGCTAATTACACGCAAGCTAATGGTAAAAACCCTATTAACCTACGTTCTATGTTCCAACTAGACGACCCAAATGAAAAAATTGATTTTGCTAAGATTATGGGTATTCTAAATGCACCACAACAAAATGTAGCGTCCGCTAGTGATGAGGCTTTACGTAGTGCACTCGCACGACAAGCAAGTCACACAGCTAGGGGTAGATGGGCGGCTCCGTTCTATGCCCAAAGCGATAAACAACTAATGCAATCAGCTATAGCCCAAGCACAAGAACAAGCTAAAATGCAAAATAAAGCTACTCAATTAACTGGTGCTGGCGAATTAGCACAAATGATTGCTAATAGTAAGAACAGCTCTAATGCTGGTATGCTAGCAAGCCTAGGCTCTATGTTGGGTGTAAAATTAGACCCTATGGCTAATAGATATATGAGCCAAAATGATATGGCTAAAATGGCAACTAGCTTTGCTAGACAAGACCAACAACTTGCAGACGAACGAGCTTTCAAGGCACAACAAGCACAATTACAACGTGACTTTACTCGTGAAATGACAAATGATAAATTAGCTCAACAATTGGCTATTGCAGAAGCTAGAGCTAGCGGTAAATCTGGCGGTTCTGGTAGTTCTACAGGATTATTGTCAAGCGATAAATCTGTTGATAAAATTATAGAACCTATGTCTGGTCTATTACAAGAATTATCAGACAAACCAGAGTTCTCTCAAGGTGACGTTGACAGTTTAAACAGAGCGATGGAAGATGTAGCACTTAAATTATCATCTGCACAAGCTACCCCATATGCTCAACAAGTATTGCGTCGTCAAATTAATGATTATGAATACGCTATCAGACATATGCAACAATCTGCGTCTGGTAACAAATTAGACTATTCAGTAAATCCAGACGTACAAAAAATGTTTGAAAAGAAGGAGTGATTAAATGCCTACTTTAGGTCAACTATATGGTAACGACTATTTCCGTGTTGCCTATGGTCCTCAATATAACGCTTATAAATATAAGCAAGCATTAGACCAGTCAGGTTACATCCCAAATGAAAATGATGGGCTTATTGATAGCTTTCAATCTGGTTTTGCTGGGTCTATGGGTGGGCTATTCGGCGAAGTTGCTGGTTGGTCTAAGGAGAACGGTTACGACTGGGTAAATAATAATGCAACATGGGCGGCAAACAAAATGGGTGATATTGCCGCTCGTAATGCTTATACTGGGTCTCAAGATAGCGATGGTATCATGTGGTATGGTGCTAACCAAGCCGCATCCGCTCTAGGTTCCTCTGTGCCTAGTATCGCCGCAGATGTAGCCGCTAGTGCGGCTATGGATGCCGCTATTGGTACTGTTGTAGGTCCTGAAGGTACAGCCGCTGGTGCTATCGTAGGTGCTGTAAGCGGTGTAGGTAAAGGCTTATATAATTTATATAAAGGGACTCGTGCACTACAATACGCTGGTAAAGCCGCTAAAACGGCTGGTGCCATCGCCGCTGGTGGTCTCATCGAAAACGTATCTAACGCTGGGGATACATACATGACTGGTTTAAGTCGTGGTATGAGTCATGAAGATGCGTGGAATGCTAGTAATGAAGCCTTAGATGAAGGTTGGGCTCCTGCTGTTATTAACTATGCATCTGACCGTGCTATGTTAGGACGTGGCATGAAAGGTATCTCTGGTGCTATGGCAGTTGGTGCTGGTGGTAAAGTATTAGCCAAAACTGCTGGGGCATGGGCTGGTAATGCTATGATTGGTGCCGCTGGTGAAGGTTTAACTGAAGCATGGCAAACACAAATCCAAGAACAAGCACTAGGTAACGAAGCATACGCTAATACACATATTTATGACCCATTCACATGGACTCAAGATATGAAGGACCAAGCATACGACGCCGCTATTGGTTCAGCTATGTTAGGCGGTATTACTGGTGGCGTACAGTCAGCACGTGGGTATTTAGCCAATAGAGCAAATACAAATGTCAATGCTGATACTGTAGATACAAACATTCAACCTCAAGTACAACCACAAGAAGATATTCAATCCCAACCAGTTGTTAGCGAAATTGAAGATTTACCTACTGTTGGTGCTATGCCAAATGATAGTATAGACTTAGGCAGTGTTACACCAGAAGCATTTGTCCAACCAGAACGTGGAGATTTTGACAATGTATTTGAAACTATGGGCAAACGATTTGCTCGTGGTAAATATACTAATGACGAAATTGACGCTAAATCTCAGGCAGTTCAAGATACTGTAGCTCGTATTAATGACCTTTGGGATAATCAAATTGATGAAAATAAAACTCCAACTACTCTTCGAGCTAACGACTTTATGGAAGATTTTGTAAATGCTGGTTTGACTCCTAAAGAAGCACATGAAGCTTCTAAAGAAACTGTTAAGGCATTACAAGCAAAATCTCCAAAACAAGATACATCTATACCTGGTTCTGAATTAATCAGACGTGCAGAATCCGTTGGATTAAATCTAACAGACGCCCAAAAGAATGATTTACTATCTGAAAATCCTATTCGTTCAAACTATAATGCTGTAGCTAACGCTATAGAAGATAAAGTTATAGACAATCAACGTAAAAATGCAGAATTAAATAGACGTCGAGCTGACACACGACGTCGTAATACATATTCTACTAGATATGATGATTCCATTAATAAACCTTTCCTAGATAAAACTCTAGGTAAGAAAAAATCAGAAGAAACTGGTTATCGTATTCACAATGCGATGAAACAACGTAAAGAAGATATTAAATCCGGTAAGAATCCAAAATCTTTAGATAAATACCTAGCTGATGCTGGTATTAATAATAACAGCTACTCAAAAGAAGAAATTAATAATATTAAGGCTCATATTAAATCAATTGACGACGGTATTAAAAATCGTGGATATAATAAAGAGGAACTTAAAAAACTTAGCAAAGAAAATGTAGACGTACAGAAAGCTAATGCTACATACGCCGAAGCTACACGTAAATATGATGCTAAAGACCCTCGTAATTCTGCTAAAATCGAACAGATTAATAATATGATTGCTGATAGTATTATAGACCAAGGTAAACGTGGTAAACCTATTTACCGTTACGATAAATATAAAGAATTTAAAAATAAAAACCGTAAATTATATAATCGTATCAATGATGCAGTATATGGAAATAAAGAGATTGTCAATAGTGAGCCAACTCAAATAGTAAAGGCTCCAAAAGAATCTAAACCTCAATATATTAAACCTAAATATAAAAAAGGTAGCTTGAGTGATAAAATTGCTCGTAATCCAGAAAAGGCAGAAGAAATTAAAGCTAAGGAATTAGCTAAGGTAAAATCAGCTAAGAAGTCAGAAACAGTGGCAGAGGAAAAACCTACTGGACCTATTCCATATGAGGATAGACACAAAGGCTTTAATAATCTAACAGAAGAACAGTTAGATGCTCGTAGAACTGATAGAGAACAACGTGCTATTAAATTAAAATCGTTACAACTACAAAAGTCAGAAAGTACTGATACAGCATCATCCAAATACCAAGGTCAACCAGCACCTAAGTTCAATAAAGATGGTTCTCGTATTAAAGTAATTGAGCCAACTGCATCAGTAAAGCCTGTAGTAGAAGAGACTCAACATGCAGAACCTAAAACAGAAGTAAAACAAACTCCTGTAAAAAATATAAAAAAGGCTGAACCTAAAGAGGTTCAAAAACTTAACAAACAAGACGAGGCAAATGTACTTGCCAAGGCAGTTATGGTTGGAGAAATCAAACCTAAACAAGCCAGAGATATTCTAAATCAATTGTCTAAAGAAGCAAATGGCAAAGAAAAAGAAAAGTACCAAAAACTTAGTGAAAAAATTAAATATAACACTAATAATAAAGGTGAGTTAATTAGTCGTGACCGTAGTGATGAAGGTCGTGAACGTGATGCACAAATCTTACAAGATAGATTAGAAAAATTTAAGAAACGCATTTCTAAAGAAAGAATGTCTGACTCTGACTACAACACAGAAGTTAAATCCATTGAACGCCAAATTGAGAAATTCCGTAACACTCACTTTACTGAGGAAAGTAACTACAAATTTACTATTCCTAAAAACAAAGTTGAAAGCAGACGTGAGTTCCTTAAAAAACACGAGAATAAAGAGGTAGTACACCCACAATACTTGTCTCTAGCTCTACTTCGTAACAACTCTGATTTAGACAGTGGTTTAAAACGCTGGATTGCTAAAGAAATTGGCTCTGAGTCTAACTTTGAAGATGGTGAACGCTCTCGCCATATCAAAGCAATGCTTATACATGAATACGAACATATGATTGACATGTATGATAGCGAAGAAAATGCTTTAAAAGAAAAGCCTATGTTAGTTAAAAACCTAGCATCAGCTATCGCTGGTTCTTTCCCTAAAGAATCATTTGGTACTGAAGGTAATGAAGTTAGAAATAGACGTAATGAATTAATGTTCGGCGGTACAAAAGCACTTACACCATTTAAGTTTAAAGAGCGTGATACTCTAATTAACTTTGCTAAGAAATATTTTTCTGGCGAACTTGAAGGTAAAAAGAAAGAAGTTAAACGTGAAGTAAAAGTTGATAATCGTAAAAACAATGGTAAAGAAATTGTTTATGATGTTGTAAGCGATAGCGTAAAACCTCTTGGTGGAGGTCAATTCAAGTTTAAAGTAAAAATCAACAATGAAAACGAAGAAAGTTTTAACGAGTATTTACAAGAAGTCGGTATTGGTGAACCTGAAAATATTGTTAAAAAAGATGGGTATGTAGAATTCACATCTGATATCTATCTAAGCTATTTAACATTTACAGATATTACTGATAGTACAAAAAGTAAAACTGGTAAGGTTAATATAAACCTTTACAAAGCTAGGGGCGACTTAATTAAAGCAATCCTAGCAGATAATGACACTGGTTCTTTTGCTATGTGGCTTAAATACTCATATGAGAAAAACGGCAACGAAGGTTACGATATGGCTACTAAAAAGAAAAATGTCAAGAAGCGTTTAGCTGAATTGACTGGTGAAAGCTATAGCTCTGCTGAGTATGATGACGGTGCTACATTATTCTACCCAACTAAGGTTGAAGAAGTAGAAGCAGAAGATAGTATTCCAGATTATGGTATCTATCAATTAGGTTCTGAAGAAGATTTCAACGCACCTACATCTAAGAATTATAATACATTTAAACTAGCTAACGAATCACAAGAATCAACCTTACACAAAGGTCTTGAGAATAGACTAGGAGACGCCTACAATGATGTCAAAGAATATCTAACTAATGGAAAAGATATTACTATCCAAGTAACTAAAAAAGGTACTGTGCCAATGTACATGCCTAAGACAGATACCATCTATTTGCCAGAAGATAGAATTAATATTACGAGCACATCATTCCAACATGAATTAATTCACTCTGCCTTGCGAGATGTTTTGCTAAATCAAAAATCATCAGAGGGTGCTATTAAATTTGCTGTGGATATGGCTAATTATATCAAGGGAGAAATCAATGCTTACAAACAAAGTAATCGAACAGACTCTCATACAAATGAAATGTCCGAAAAACCAGCTTCAACCAATGAAAGAGAAACTAACTCAATTCAAGGACAAACAGGAAATGACTCCACTACAGGTAGCAATACAAGTAGCGAAAGTATGCCTAATGGACGTGGCACAGAAGGACTTCAACTCAACAGTCAAGAGTTGGAAGACTCTAGCGTGGGAGAAAGTGGTCAACGGAGAGAGTCTCAACCACGAGAACAAACAATTCAAGACAATTCCAGAAATCAAAGCATGGTTCAAGGAAAGGATTCCACGCTCCAACGCAAAATGGGGGACGAAAAACTTCTTCGAGAATGGAACCTTGCAGAAGAACGCCTAAACACTATAACAGAAGATACTCTATTTGAAGATAGTGTTGGCTTAAAAGATGCAGTAGAAGACATTATTACAGACCCAGTAATGAATGTAGAAGATAAAAGTAATAAGCTTTTACCTTTACTATGGACTGCAAATGAGATTGATAAAAAGTTTGGATTAGATGAACGTGATAGTTTATTACGAGCAATCTATGCAGATAAATTAATCAACCTCGAAGAAACTATGGCGTATACCCTACAAAATGATTTGTCTCCTGCACATACAAGTGCATTATTTAGAACTGCTACACGTATATTACGGAATAAAAGAAAAGAAGATGTATCAACAGATATATATAACCAAACTGGTACTGAAACTCAACAACCAAATATCATGGAAAGAGCTGTAGGTTCTCTCAATACACTGATTAATGAGTTTAATAAGAAACACGACAACATAGAATTTGAAGCACGTAATGCAAAAGAAGGTAATATCTCTGGTTACGATATTAAAAAATGGCTAGCTTCACCAACTAAGTTTATTGAAAAATATATTCCTCAAATGAAACCAATTATCTATTGGGCAGAAGAAACATCTGTTAAACAAAACAAATTACAGAAAAACTTCATCAAAGCATTAGATAAAATTAAAACTAACTTAGGTGAGGAAAATATTCCTCAATTTAATAAATTAGCAAAAGAAGTTACTGACTTAGGTCGTGAATTTGTACAACCAGCTAGTGTAATGTTAAAAGATAAAGAGTTATATATTAACTTAAAACATGACGATATATTCAGAGAATTTAAAGATGAAATCGACGCCAAAAATCTTTACAGCGAATTAAAGAAAGCTGGTAAGAATGTATTTATGGACTATAAAGATGGAAACTTCCGAGTATTTGGTAGCGACCATACACTACGTACATTTAATACATTTGATGAAGCTGAAAAAGCCGCTCAACCATTACGTGACAGTATAATGAAGTCTAAGGGATATAATGCTAAAGTTGTTAAAGCATATAATGACTGGAGAAAGCTAGATAATAAAGTATTTGAATTATCTGTTAAAGCATGGAGAAACGCTGGTGCTGACCCTGACTACAAGCCTAGACGACTATGGGCTCACATTCCTATGCTTCATAGCAAATATGGAGTGTATATCGTTAAAGATAACGCAGACGAAGACGGTAACCAATACGAACAACGTGAGAAAATCGCTTCCTTCCATACCTATAAAGATGCAGAAAATTGGGTTAAAGATGCTGAACTAAATGGAGATACTCGTGTAATTATTACGGAACGTAACCCTAAATACGACGAATATAATGCAGGTTCAGATGTATACGATGGTGCGAATGAATCAGCATATGACGATATCGTATATGAAGGCGAAAGCCGTGAATCTCAAGAGAAACGCTTTGCTCGTATATCACATTCATATCCAGAAGTATCTAAAATCATTAATGAATTTATAGGCGACAAAGAACACGTAACACGTGAAAAACTTATGTATTTAATTAATGATAAAGATAAACAAAAAGATTTAGATATTAATCCAAAAGCCCTGAAAGATGAACTAAAATTTGCTAATCTTGATGAGTTATTCCGTAGACGCAATGTAATCACAAGACAAGACATGATTGCCCATCTATTAATTGGATATGGTAATCAAAAGAAAGATAAATACAACAATACAAGAATGAATGCTAAGGGCGCTAACCCTAATACATTCGAGAATATGGAAAACTATTTAAAATATAAAGCAAACTTTATACCAGCTCAAGAGTTCTATCATAAAGCAACCGCACTTTACCGAGACAAAATAGGGACAGATTATGCATCCCAATTTGGTATTGGTGGGGAAGGTGCTCGACGTGACGTGGAAGACGTGTTGCATAAGTTTATATCTAGTGTAGTAGGAGTCCCTAATACATTTGATAAAGCTATCAACCGCACATTCAATGAGCTTGTTGGTGATGGGTGGATTAAACAACAATACGGAGATACTTTTGCTACAGACCTAATGAACCGTAGTATGGAAGCTGTATCAATAGCAAAGCTAGGTTTGTTTAGACCTACTGCCGCTATTGCTCAGTTAGGTGCTTTACTAAATATTGGTACTAAAGCTGGTTACGGTAAAGATTTCCAAAAAGCATTGCGTGATGCTACTACTCATGGTAAAGTTGGAGCTCATATCACATTCTCTGAACAAAAAATGTTCAACCGTATAGGACTTAATCTAAACGATACTGCGTTAGAAACACAGTCTTTGAAAAATAGAAAAAGTCTATATAACCTTAAAGTTGGTAAGGTTAAATTAGGTAAAGCATTTGAAAAGTCTATGGACATGTTCAATAGAACTGACAAGTATACACGTCGTGTAGCCGCTCTTATTGCTTATAGAAAAGCTATTAGTGAGGGTAAATCACAAACAGAAGCAGAACATATTGCATCTGATTTTGTAAGAGAAACTAACTTTGACTACAATGATAGAGATGCATCTCAATTATTTACGAAGTTTGGTACTCTTGGTAAATTAGTGTTGCAATTTAAGAAATATCCAGTTAAAGAACTTGAATTTATGACAAGTGTTATTAAAGGTGGAAACAAGAAAGAAATTGCTCGTTTCTTTGGTTCTTATATCGCAATGGCTGGTCTTATGGGCGTACCTGGTATGACAGCCGCAGATACTGTAGCAGAATGGATTAGTAATAAATCTATTTCTCACAGAATCAAAGAATCATTAATGGAATGGGCAGGTGGAGACGATACCAAGAAAAAACTAGCATTATTAGTTATGTATGGTTCTCCAGCACCTACACTTGGCGTTGACTTTAGCCGTAATATTGGTATTGGTGATTTAATTCCTACAGATAGTTTAGCTGGTCCTACATTTGGTACATTAGCTAACTTAATAGAATCATTTAAGAATGATAATTCTTCGAATGGTATGCTATTGTCTATGGGACATGATTTATCACCTGCCTTTGCTAACTACTATCAAGCAATTACTGGTCACAAGCAAGACTGGAAAAAAGGTGTACAAGGTAGAGAATATAGTGATAAAGAACGTATTCTTAAAGGTATTGGTTTCAGACCTATACTTGATGCGGTTGATGCTGATGTTAGTCAAATTAACTACATTAATTCTCAAGAATCTAAAAACCATAAAAAAGCTATAATTAATAAATACATTAATGACCCTAATTCTGTGACTACTGAGGAACTAAAAGCTAACAATATTACTAAGAAAAATATTGCTGACGCTAAAAAGAACTTAGGCTCGTCATCTATTGAAAAAGCAAAAAGATACAGCTCCAAAGCAGACAGAATTAAAAACGCTGATAAGTTTGATAATATGGAAGAATTTGAAGAGGACCTCGACTAAGAGGTCCCTTCCATTTTTAAAGGAGGTTAAATGATTTATTCGCTTAATGACATTGAATACATGGCAAGTCAATGTAATGCACAAAGCATTACGCTCCATTGGGGGGCAAATTGGTATGATAATACCTCTGAACATTATAATATTAATATCCTTGGAGATGGAACTATTTATTCAGATTATGATAATCTTGATGTTACCTGTCAGCATACTTGGCACAGGAATACTGGTAATATTGGTATTTCTTTATCTTGTATGGGTGACGGTAGCATTTGGGCTGATGGCACTATCCAATGGGGTTCAGCACCTCCAACAGATGCCCAAGTCGATAAAATGGCAATGGTAGTCAATGCTATTTGTAAAGTTAAAGGATGGGATATTAATTATGACCGTGTAAAAACTCATGCTGAATGGGCAGAAATTGATGGTTATAGTATACATGATAGTGACCCAGATATGCGTTGGGACTTACTAGCTATTCCGCAAGAAGCTGGAGACGGAGGTGACATTCTACGTGGTAAAGCAATTTATTTCCAACATCACCCAGAATTATGTAAAGACTAATTTAAGGTTAATTGGTTTTGTAATTGTGCTTTTAATTGCGATATTTGCCCTGTATGGTGGTTATAAATTATTCCATAGGGAAACTATCGAGGAACATATTAAAACGCCTCCTATGGGTAAAATAACAAATTTTATGGGTACTCAAAACACCAAGACAACAGTTGGATATGTAAAAAAAGAAATTATTAACGGTGTTAAAGAAGATACTGACGTAGAAGCTAATATTGAACAACCAAAAGTTACAGTTAAAGTTAATGGTAAAAAACAACAATTTAACCTAAAACAAAACGAAACTCAAAAATTTGAGGATGGAAAAGTTGTCATGAATCAAACATCAGAAGTTACATTTGATGTCAAAGTTCCAGAACGACACGAATTAAATGTATATGCTCAAGAAGAATTTCGTGCAGGTAAATTTCATCATCAAGTTGGCGTAGAAAAAGAAAATGGTAAATTTGTATATGGAGCTAAATATGACTTTGTAGATAAAGAACCTTTATACTATGCACGTTACAACCTTGTAAAAATGTATACAAATTAATGGGGACAATATGTCCCCCTCTTTTTTTATGCCCATTTTAAAACTTCATCAAACTTTCATAAAAAAAGTACTTGACAAACAGAAAAACATATGCTATAATCAAAATATAAAACATCAGAAAAACTTCATCAAAATTTCATCAAATTTACACTTGACAAGCATTTACCGCTGTGGTATAATGCAGACAAAAGCAGATATGCTGAAAGAAAGGTGAAAGAAAAATGGCAAAAAGAAATTTTGGAGTATCAATGTGTGGTCGCATTGAATATACTCGAAGAAAATCAAAGAAAGCATATTGTAAAAATTGTATATATTGTTTACTGACTGAACATCATAAAGAGATGTACTGTAAAAAGTATAAACGATTTAAGTCAATAAATCAATCTAAAAAGCCATCGTGTTTTATAGCAAGATAGCACTCTATATGAGCAGAGGTGGACCTGTAATGTGTACGGGCGGACAACGGTCTTGAAAACCAATATAGAAGCCGACAGGGACTGACATGTAGACTAAACATACCAATGGGTATTATATCGAGATAGTCGTTGACACTGCAAGCCGACTTTAAAAAATAACAGGGGGCGGACTCACCATTCCTCAATAGGGGCTGTTGGGCACGCCCTTTTGTCGTGCACTTTCCCAGATTTTGTCCCGTCGTAGATGGCAGTCGAAACAAACTCTTCTGAGTGGTAGGTAAAGCTACACCTGGGCTACCTTAACAATAGTTATGAAGTTTCGATAATGTACCAATTAAACATGAATGCTCCCGTGTATACGGGGGCAATACCTAATCAGAGTAATATAGATTATATAAATTATTAGTTTAAAAAAGAATACACGAAGTGTTTCATGAACGAAGTGAATGAACAATAAGAACTACTCACCAAACAAGTTGGTTCGTATTCTCGTTACGAGCTAAAGCTCTACTCGAAGTATTTCTTTATAAGTTAAAAATTAGATTATCAACATTAGTTGATAATAAGTGAACCAAATACGTCAAAAAGTGTTTGGTGAACGTAATCCTCGCAAAACAAGTTTG